CTACTTCCTAGACGGTTTTTCGTCTACGAGATCAAAATGATTGTACGAATCGTACAGCCCGTAGATGTATTTGCTGGTAAAAAAGAAACTGGTCTCGATTGTTTCCTTGATCGGGTACCATTTTTCAATACACACAAATAAGTTTCCGCGGAACAAAAAGCCCACGAATGCCCCCATCAGTCCGGCATTCGCCACCTTGCGGTGCACATGTTCATATTCGATCAGTCCCCGGATCTGTCTGTCCAGCATCCGGTCAAACTGCGCCATCAGGATAATATCAAAACCATAGTGCCTGTGCTGCGAAAAGAAGGACAGCCAGGCACGGCGAGAAGTTGAAGCATATTCCCTGGAATTGAAAAGGAGCTGTGCTTCATCGATATAGATCCGGACTTCTCCCTCCCGGAGCCTGCGCCCCAGATGCCTGGACAGTCTCCGGGAGAACTTCAACAGCCGGTCAGGATCCAGCCGGTGATTCGGTACATAGAGATAAGTCCCCTTACCTTTTTTCACAGCTTTGGTATTAAAATAAAAGTTGCCCAGGACTACGGCATTCTCCCGCCGGAGCCGGATCGCGATCTCTTTCGCTGCATGGACACTCTTTCCGGATCCGGGAGTGCCGGAGTACAGAGATATCATTACAATTCCCCCTTCCTGCTACTGGATCAGCTTGATCCACCGGGCAATCACGGAATAGAGATAGTAAAGCCCGATCGCAACCAGCCACGCAGTACCGATCGTCAACATCTGCGACACAGGGATCACCCAGTTCAGGTATCCGAGGTAAGGCAGCTGCTCCAATTCGTCTATTGCACTGGCAAACGGAGAAGTCGGAAACACACTCATCAGCATATCAAGGAACGCATTCAGTAAAGCCTGCATATCTGCCATAATATCACCACCTTATCACTTTGCTGGTGCTCTTCATGAGCATCACTATAAACAGTCCCAATTCACCCAGCCGCCAGATCTTCATGATCGGATCCATCCACGCCAGATCTATCACGATACTGGTGTCCACATCAATAAAGTCCAGCTTCACCGGGATCTCAAACTTAGGCGTCTCCGGTTCTGCTTTCAGTGCCTGAATCAGATGTATGAAGTCGAAAGGGATACAGAAGGGGAAGAGCAGCTTCAGGTCACGCTTGTAAGATTCACCTTCTCCGCCAGTACCGGGATCCGGAGACGGTGAAGGATCCGGATCAGGTTCTGGCTCCGGTGCCGGTTCTGGCAAGGCTGCAGTCAATGCAGCGTTCAAAGTTTTCTTATAAGCTTCTGTATTCTCTGCCGGATCAAGACCCGGTTCCGGTAGAGCTGCGGCAGCCGTAGACAATGCAGCGTTGATTCCAGGGAGCCGCCCCGGAGCAAACTCATAACCGGTGAGAGGCTGCAGCCGTTCCGCTGTCGAGGTCGCAAGATCCGGGAAGTCATAGGCTTCACCGTTCAGAAGACCAGAAACATCAATACCCGCAAGGCCTTTATTCATATAAGTATTAAAAAATTTTTTCATAGAATCATGAGAATCAAAAAAAGGTATATTTGTAAATAATCGAACATTATTACGAACGTTTAAAGTACCGACATTTGCAGAAAACGAAGAACCATCCGAGTACTTTGTACCTATACAAGGGAGACTCCCAGCGTCATAATAAAACGTATCTCCTACAGCATGAACATACATTATAGAAAAACAATCGTAATCGGAACCGGAAAATTGATAAACACAAGCATAGTAACAATGTTCAGGTAACACAAAAGGATCAGGATTAACTACATAACTGGCAGTAGATCCATCAATCGAAAAAAAAGTGCTGCTAGAAGATAAATAGGAATAATCAAAAACAGGTAAATTATAATTATTATAGGGAACTGAATAAAAGTCTGTACTATCAATTCCATCTATTTTCCCAGCATACAAATCTGCAAAAATTCCAGCCATAGCAGAAAGAAGCGTACTCGAAACCAGTACATCTTGGATATATGTAAAGGGATCCTTATAACCGGTATCTGGCACCGGAGTGTTATCCGGATCAGAGGACGGAGTAGGAGTCGGATCCGGCTCATTGCCGCCTGTCCCGGAGATCACACGGTACTTTGCAAACGTTTCAGAAGTCGGCAATTTCAAAGCATTACTTCCGAGCGTAGATTCAACAGCATCCAAAGCTTCTTTTACAGTCATCTTGGAACCATCTTCCATCGTTATGATGGTATCATAATAAGGCGGTTCAGCCATGCTTTCCACCGATGCAATAAAAGCATCATAAAGAGAGGATCCGGATTCGTAATCATCCAGTCCGTCCTTGATGCCTGAAGAAATAGCAACTGTTTCCAGCAGATTATAGAGCATCATAGTCAGCTCCACGGCAAATTCTTCACTGACTGCGACAGATGCAGCCTTAACTTTCAATGTATTTCCATTCAACACGCTGCAGGCTACCAGAAGAAAAGCTAGCACCAGCGCAGATATTCTTTTACTCATAATATCCCCCCTACGAAAAAGTCTTATCTAACAAAGCATGAAAGCCATCATCCTGAACCGCCGGAGGTTCACAACAGGCATCCATGCCATCAACAGGATCCTTAAAATTTCTCTTGCAGCAGAGAATGACATCCGGATCGTAATAGATGCATCCGTATTCCCTGCAGTGTTTCTCATCAAAATAAGTTACCATTTCCACCTTTACCTTTCTTGTCCTACAAATTCCCGGAAATCGCCGGCGTGCTGCAGCGATTTTGTCCGACAAAGTTTGTCCTACAAAAGTCACACTGCAGAGTCAAACCTGCAGCAATTTTGTCCGACAGCACCAAAAAAGGGCGGGAAGCTTCAGCTCCTCACCCTTCCCGGTTGATCACTATTCAGTTTTAAGCTTTACCCAGAGACTTCAGCCATTTCAAGCCGAATCTGACACCTACAACTGCGCCATAGATCACTGCAGCTGCAGCTACTGCGATCGCCAGAACTTTGAGCAGATCACCCTGAACGCTGGTCACAGCATCGGTCATGACTTTGGAAATGTCAAAAGAACTTGCTGCTCCATCAGAAGCAGCTACTACAAAAGGAACATAAATTATCGGCATATCAATGCCCTCCTTCCATGATTGAGAATACGGTATAAACCACATACCCTGTTAATATAGCTATGCACTCACAGACGGCGCCAAAGATCATGAACTGTGATGCAATAGACACGTAAGTAAATATATCCATCATTTTCTCCCTGTAAAGAATCCATGTATGAACAGCATCCCGGCAAGGATACCCAACAGGATGGACAATAACAGCGTTTGCTCCTGGTTCTTTACGATCTGATCCTGCAGATACCCGGACTGTTCCGTCAGGATATCGTTCTGCATTGACAGATATTCCTTCGACTGCGACAGATCGCTGCTGATCTGCTGCAGCAGTTCCGAGTAATCCGGTGCATCTGCGGAGAAGACAACAGTGTAGGGACTGTTGCCTTCCGGAGAATCTACCGCAGCACCTTCACCGGTATTGCTGCCGGTTATCACTTCCGCATTGCCACCGGATACGGTGACAGGAAGGTAGACCGTGTCAGCTTCTGTATTAAGTAAAGGGGAATCCTCCCCGGGGGAGGCGGTCACAACCTCGTCCATTATTTAGCAGCCTTTCCGGACTCCCTGGCTTCCGGAGCTGTCTCCGGCTGGATCATGCCCTGGACATAGAATCCGGGGAGAACCTTCTGTTTAATCTCTACATGAGAGATAAAAGCAACATCACGCAGACGGTTCACAGGCTTACCATCAGAACCGGTCACCATCTCAAAAGTACCTTCATAAAGGCCGGGAGCAACTACGATCTTGTTCCGGAACATGGGATCCAGAGAGCACTTAGCACGCTGAACACCTACTGGCTTAGTAGGATCAAACTCTGCTTCTGAAGCCAAAGCTTCACCATTTTCACCCCAGAAAAGGTAATGAACAGAGCAGCCGGTCACCTTATTTCCAGAATCGTCTTTCATGTCATACTGGTTTGCGAATAAGATCATGATTTTTGCTTTACTTGTTAATGCGAAATTAGCCATTTTGATTTTCCTCCATATTTGAAAAAGGGTTATTGTTTATAAGTTGCTGTTTTATATCGTTTTCAACATGATACCGATAGCGGAACCATGCCATCACCTTGTTATAATCGCCGCCGGTCTGCCTGCAGAGGATCTTGACGGTGATCGGTGTATAATTATGACGTTCCCGGAGCCAGTCCAGAAAAGGCTGCGTATCCTCATTCCAAAAGGTTCCTGTGAGACACTCCGGAATTGCAGATAAATTTGTTTGTTTCATTCGGGAAATCCTCTCTATGCCAGGTCTATGGCTGTCCGGGTGTCCCTCCGGGGGGCGGGTATCGCCCCGCTGGCGACCAGGGACCAGTCCCTGGACCCATTATCACTGCGTGACAGGCGCAGGGAAACAGCAGCAAGGGCAGCTTCTGTTCCCCTGGCGGGGAAGTGTCTGGGGGACTTAAGTCTGTAAAGCGGCTTTCGCGGCATATCCTCACCGCAAGGGCAGCGGTTCCGGTATTCCACGATCCACTTGACAGACAACCGCCGGGGTTACGTGAAAGGCAGGTTGTTAAGGTCGTCCATGGCGCGGTGCAGGTGATCCAGCGCCCGGGCAACGGTGTAGATCTGCCGGTTCTGTTCGTCGATCTTCTTCTGGCTGGCTTTGATCCAGTTATCGTAATATGCCATGCGTTCCGCCCGGGTTTCTTCCCCGGAGCGATAGTCCTCCAGGATCCGGCAGAGCTTATCCGTCCAGGTCGTGCCCTTCTGCTGATCAACGTAGGCATCCAGATCAGCCGGGAGCCGGATCGACTTCTTGATCAGATCATCCGGCACTGCTGTCACCTCCCGGTTCCTGCTGGACAGATGCATTACTAAGCAGAACATCAATATAATCGAGAGCCTCTTCTGCACTATGCAACAGCGGAGTTTTTAAAGTAACATCATCACTATAAACATTATCCTTACTAGCATGAATATCATAGCCAATGAAAACCTCACCACAGCAGGTGCATCTGGAGCATCTAACATGCAAAGAACATGGAAAAACAGATACACGATCACCAAAAATATCAGTTAAAACAACAGAATGCGACATCAAACTACCTCACTTTCTTTCTCCGGATCGGCTCCTCACTGGGTCTACCATCACCGGTCTTTTCTTCTCAACGCGTTTGTGCTACAATTTAGAGTATATATACTTTAGTAGGCTAAAATCTGTCCTACAAACTTAGTATAGTAGAACTTATTCTACTTGTCAACAGAAAAGTAGAATATATTTTACTGCATTTAGGAGAAAAAATGGAGATTGTAGAAAGAATAAAAAACCTCTGTAATACTGAAAATATCACGATAAAGGAACTTGAAAGAATAATACAGATATCAAACGGAAGCATACGGCACTGGAATGAAAAAACACCATCAGTAGAACGTGTCCTACTTGTAGCGGATCACTTTAATGTAAGCCTTGATTGGCTGGTAACCGGAAAAGAGTCCGGAAACCTAACATCGGAAGAGCAGCTTCTGGTTGATCACTATCGCCGGGCAGATGACCGAGGAAGGCGCAACATTATGAAAATAGCGGAGAACGAAAGCGCGGAACTAGAGTCATCAGCTTCGAAGCTTGGGTAAAACACCATAGATAAAAGGGGGATCACTATGAATGATGCAATGGCAATGATGTTTTCAATTTTAATTGTCATGTTTGGGTACCTGGTATTTAAGATCTTGACGGATCAATCCCAACCAACGACCACCAACACCAGGAAACGGAGAAAGAAGAGAGGGACAGGAAAGCCGGTTATCAAAAATAACTGGAATATGCGACCACTGGACACAAAAGATCCGGCAGACAAAGATCTGCGTTATGAGGACTTTGTAGAATCATCCTGGAAAGAAATAGAAAAGTAGTTTGTCCTACAATTTTACCTGCAGGTTGATGCTGCAGCATGATTTTGTCCGACAAATTTCTCTTTACAACTTCGGGAACCCGTGTTATATTGACCTTAGGCAAAGGTGATAAGTATTAAGATCCAAGACGCAGAAAACCCCGGGGTGCGATCCCGGGGCTTTTTGTTGCTAGGCTGACTGCTGCTAATCTTCTCCGTCCAGCCATTTGCATATGTAGTAGGCAACTACACTTGCTACAACGGAGATCAAAAAGGCAATAAGTAAATCCAAAACGGCACCTCCTTCCTGCTGGAAAGAGTCAACAGCATGCCTATTATATCACACGGTTCTAATCGCGTAAACCGCCAAAAAGGAGCAAAAAACGCAATAAAAAAAGGCTCTGGAAGCCTTTTCTCTTAATCAGGGTGTCCAGGGTTCGAGCCCCTGGCGGTGCACTCGAGAGAATCGTTTTTGGAGACATAGGAGCTCCGGGGACGGTTCTTTTTTTGCATAGATACCCTGATTAAGGAGATTTCACATGACTGCGATATTTGATACCCATGCGCATTATGACGATGACGCATTTAATGAAGACAGAGAACAGCTTCTGGCGGCGCTGCCGGGGCAGGGCATTGCCCGGGTGGTGGATGTGGGTGCGAGCCTGGCATCCTGCCGGAAGGTGTTAGAACTGATGGAGCAGTACGATTACATCTACGGAGCCATCGGCGTGCATCCCAGCGAGACAGCGGAACTGAACGAGGAAACCTACTCCTGGTTAAAAGAGCAGTGCCAGAAGGAGAAATGTCTGGCGGTGGGAGAGATCGGACTGGATTATTATTGGCCGGAGCCGGATCATGAGACACAGAAGAAATGGTTCCTGCGGCAGCTGGATCTGGCGAGAGAGATCAAAAAACCTGTCATCATTCACTCCCGAGAGGCGGCAAAGGATACCGTAGACCTCATGACGGAGGCACATGCAGAGGAGATCGGCGGCGTGATCCATTGCTATTCCTATACGAAGGAAACGGCGAAGACTTTCCTGGATATGGGCTTCTACTTCGGCATTGGTGGTGTGCTGACTTTCAAAAATGCGAAGAAGCTGAAGGAAGCGGTAGAGTACATTCCCATGGATCGCATTGTATTTGAGACGGATTGCCCGTATCTGGCACCGGAACCGAACCGCGGCAAACGCAACAGTTCCCTGAATATTCCCTATGTGATCGCTACCATGGCACAGATCAAGGGAATCACAGAGGAAGAAGTGCGTAAGGCGGCATGGGACAATTCTCTGAAATTATATCGGATGGATAAATAA